CCGTAACTACGGCTGTTCGGGATGCGCGGCCAGCCATGCTGCATCTTTCGCCAACGACGATTCGCAGGCCGATTGCAATCCTGCAATCACTTCTTCACTTGTTGGCTGTTTGGCGGTGGGGTCTTTCTTTGCCAGCTGTCCGCGAATCCAACCGACAAGGGCCGGCAGTTCCGCAATCGCCACGTTGATAAGCCTGGGGTCGATGGAGCCGTTCATCGGGTCACCTCCTGGATGATGGTTCGGATGAGGGATGCATATGGAGCGAGTAATGATTTCTGTGGTGGTGATAAGTTACCCATCACCTCGTCAAGTCCTGTCTGGGCAATGGTCGTCCACCCTGACGGTGAGGTTTGAATGATTTTCACCGTGGACTGGTGATACAGAACAATCCGGCGCGTCACATCCTCTGCCAGCAATGGCGGGTTCTGCGCGTTGGCCGTAATCGCCGTATCACGCAACAGGTCCAGTGCCTTGACCGCCTGCGTGCCCTTAAACGCGAGTGATGCTTCGGGCGTCAGGTCCGGTGGTGTCTTGGCACATCCAAGCGCCACCGTCAGCATAAGAAACAGCGCGATTCGTGTCATTTTCTTCTCCTTGTTAGTCGGTAGTTTTGCCTGGTTCGGCAGGCGGTGGACCCACTTTGTCCACCGACACTTGTGACGATGTGCCCGGAGCGATGAACGAAGCTGGACGCACGGTTTGGGTGCGCAAGAAGATGTTCAGCACAGCCATGACTGCTGCATATCCAGGCATCCACTTCGGTGGGATTAGCGTGATGATTTCGGTCAGCGAGAAAATCATCACTACCAAGGCGATGGTGTTCAATTGCGCCGTGCGCGAATTGAAGATTGAAATGCCCCAGTATGTGACTTGCGGTTTTTCGTCTGCCATAATTCTCCTTTACAAATTTACTTTTTATGCAAGTTGCCCTACAACCAACCGCACTTTCCCTTCATGCCGATACGTCTGGCCCACAGCAATCGGGCCATCCCGTTCGACCACCCCCGTTACTGGATTGATGACCTTGAACTCGGAACATGCTCGCTCGCACGGCAGCGGTCGGCCTGCCGCTTCAACCGTATGAAGAACGGCAACGAACCGACCGTCTGGATGTTTGGACTGGTCGAAGCGTGTGGGGTCCACAGCCGCCATGATGCGCTTACCACGGAATCGTTCTCCCGCGTGAATGACCTCAGTGAAATCTGCAACGTCTTGTGGAAGCCACTCGGTGAGCCGTGCTACCTCATTAAAACCCGGAGCGTCCTCGACCAGACCTTCGCCAAACACACCAGGACCAGACATGAAGACATCGGCCTGTCCAGTCGTCAAGGAACCGAGGTGAACACCGCATAGCAGTTCGGGGTCGTCTACCCGTCCGACCGATACACCCTCGGCCCCGCCGATGGGTTCACGGCTCCACACTTTCTTGTTGTGCTGACGAATCTCGGCATCGTAACCGTAGCCGCGATAATGCTCGATGAGATGAGCATGGTCACCCCGACCACCATGCACGACGATGGCTGTCGCAGGGGAGGGAGCCATCCTGATAAGCGATTCAGGCATCTCTGATTCCATGCCTTCACCACCCGGGTCGCCAAGCCCGACAACAGACGGCAACCATCCTGCGCCCCGCTCGAACGCACGAATCATGGCCTTCAGCAGTTCGATGTCAATAGGATTGCCTGCGCCGTTTTGCCATGGTTCATTCAAGGCCATTAACGCGCCGATGACTTCCTTACCCACGTTTCCGAGGGAGCCATAGAACCGACCGAGGTTCTCCATGTGTTCGATTTTCTGCTGCCGGGTCCATGCATTCACATCTCCTCGGTCCACGATGATTTTAAGACCGAGTTCATGATGGAGCAGAACAAACTCACGATAACGGTCCCAATAGTTCGGTGTGGCCGGAATGGTGCGCCCGGAGTGTGCGACGAAGCTGTAAGGCGTCACTTCCTTATCCTTCCACGCAGACCATTGCTTCGCGTCGCTGGGGCGGTTGGAATCCCAGTATCCAAGCACGTCGCATGGGCGTGTGCCTGCATACTTTGTCGCGATGATACGCATCGAGTTACGGATGCGCGGCTGTTTTTCTGGTCGGCACCAATCGGAGAAGAATGACATGGTGTGACAGAATAGAAAGATACGCGACCCGTTGGCATCGAACGACTGCCATCCGTTCTGCGTAATAACACCTTCCAGTCGGTTCCGGTTTGGTTCCACTGGTTCTATTGGTTCCGGCTCAACATCGCCGGGGTAGAAGCCTCCGGTTGAACTGGCCCATATCGGGATGCCAGCCTTGGGACCGTTGGGGTCTTCATAAATCACGAAGTTGCCATCATCCTGGAGTTGCACCATCGCGCCGGGGTGGCCGTTGGTCTTGGTGGACGCGATGGGTTTCTCGGCATCGGACAGCACCAGATTGCCATCTCGCCGCATCTTCAATTTGCCTGCCGTTTTGCCGTCTGTGTGAGACGACCAATACGGCACCGTCCTGAGGTATACCACCAGGTTGCCGTCACTCTGGTAGTGAAGACGCGCATCCCCACCCGGAGACACCAAGGTCTGTTCAGGTCGAAGGGTTTGTCCGCTGAATAGTTTGCCGCCAGGAAATTCAGTGCCCATAGTAATTCACACGTCCTCTCTAAGGAATAGTTCTTTTTCTTCGGCGCGTCGGGTGACAAGACCAGGCAGGGTGACCAGTTTACCGTTGACCCGTCCTTTCACCCAGAGGGGTAGTTGTTGAGCGGCTCCGTGGTAGTCGCCTCGATTCAACCGTTTGAGCAACGTAGCCTTCCCCAATGCCCCGGTATTGAACTCGAAACTAACCAACGCCGAAAATTGATTGTCGGATAGGGGGACAGTTACGAGGAAGGAGACATCCTTGGCCGCATCTATCAGGTCAGCCTGTAACAAATCAGCCGCCTGGGAATACGTGATACCTTCAGGATAAAGGGCTTGAGCCAATGACCGAGCTCCCATACCTCGAAGATATCTGTCTTTGACATCACGGATGGCATGACCCCAGCCGATGGTCCAGATGCCTACAGGGTCAAGATACGGGTCCAAATTGACGGTTGCCGGATTGCCGTCCATAATGCCTTCCCATTTCTTCACTAACGTCAATCCGGCGATGTTGATGGTTCGCATTATGCCCTCAATTCTTCAACACCCCCGCCAAATACAGGATGAAGATAATTAGCAGGACCAAACCAAGTCCCCCACTACCCACGCGCGGACCTCCGACATAAAAGCCACCGCCGCCGAAGAGAAGAATCAGAATCACAAGCAAAAGAAGTATGCTCATCGTGGTGCTCCTGTCTGTGGTGCTGGTGACGGAATTAACGTGCCGGGTGCAGCTGGAATGTAGATGACTTGAGGGGCCGGGGTAACAGACGATGACGTTTGCCTATCCTGCCACGCTAAAAATCCGAATAGAAGAGCGGCAATTCCGATAAGCAATTTCCATCCTGTATCTAACCCTTCACTTTTACCAGAACCCAATGTCTGGTTGTGTGCCAATTTCTCGACAAGTATTGTCAACTTGTCCATCTGCGGGTCGGATACTTGTTGTTTGCCTTTACCTTCCGACATAGACAACTCAACAGCAGACAGTCGCTTCACCATGTCCGCCGCAAAAGCGGCTTGTCGATTTTCGGCAGCCGTTGCTGTCGCTGCGACTTGGTCACGGAGTGTTTGCGCTGTGCGCTCCTGGGTGGACGCATTGGTCGTCACAGCTTGTAAAATCTGCGACGCTGTCGCTGCGGCATTTGCCATGTCCACAGAGCGAATCTTGTCATACCGCTCACTGTCAAAGAGACGTGTTTCCTTGATGTGCGCGTCGCGCAGCACGTCTATTTCTTTTAAGTGCGAGGTCACAGCATCGTTGAATTTGATGTCTGAGTCACGCAACGCCCGTGCCGCATTAGCATTCGCTTCGACCAATGCAATGACGTTCGCTGTCGGGTCAACTACTTGTCTACCAGGTGTATCGACACTAATTCCTGGGCGTCGTGTGGATGCCATACTTGTCCTCTGGGGTATCTTCATGCGGATACCCGGGATTATACACGGTTCTCAGAACTAATTCAAGGCTTCGAGGAAATAATTGTGCAACGTCATTGAAGCCGTGCCCAATGAAGGCGTGTAGAACAAATCCAGTGTTTGCTGGAGTGTAGCATCGAACGCCGCGCCCAAGGCAGGGGCCGTTGCCACGGGAAGGTTCAGCATGCCACTGCCGCCGACCGTGGGCAACGGGGAACCCACACAAGCTTCAGACCCCCACATGGCCGGTCCCGGGAACAACTGGGCCGCACCGCCAATGACTCGAGCGACCAGTGTGATATCCAGCCACCAATGCACGTTGACTTTGGCGACGATATTCATGTTCATCGCCAGCCCGTCAAACGCCACGACAGTCGTGGGCACTGGGCTAACCAATCGTGTATCCCACCTAGCTGTGCCAGGAGTCGTCACCGCGCAACTCTGCCGCCCACTGGCACGAAGCCGAATCGCCTTTCCGACGACACCAAAGTATCCTGGCTCGAAGGTGTATTTCGCTGCCGCTGGCAAAGCCGATGCCGCTGCCGCTGCTACGAGGGTGGCACCGTCAACTTGCGAGTCCATTAAAACTTCTGTGCGAGATTTCAAACTGGGCATGGTCGTGTCCTCTGGTTAAGCGGTTGCGAAATGTTCAATCTCACCTGTCAGCCAAGTCGTTCCACTGGGCCGACCCAATGTATACTGCAGTCGATATTTGTTGATGCCTGTCAAAATGGTCAGGGCAATAGTCTGCTTCTGATTCGTGCCGCCATACGCCGGGTCACTTGTTGTGCAAGCCACTCCGACTCCGGCATCGGACCCTGCCGTAATATTCCGAATCTTAGGTGTGATACTTTGTCCTAACATCCCGACTCGACACTCCACTCGTGCTTGGAACGTCATGCCGACTTGATTCGTGCCGTCAATTTCGATGTCAATAAAATTATGAGCATCGAACGGTCCAACTCCGGGATTTTTCGAGAATACGTCCCCTGTCTCCAGGTCCGTCACCGGATTATTGGGAACCTCTCGTAAACCACCAAGCCAACGGCCTTCTCGAGCAGACGCCAACGTAATCAAGTTCTCACGGAATTTGTTGGCGCTTTGATACCCGAACAGTTGGTCAAGCACATACGCTGAAACCGTATTCCACTGCGTCATAGCGTTATCCTTTTATCTGGGGGTGGAACCGGGCCGCGAAGGCTTCCAGTTCGGGAAGTTTACTGCGTAACAAAGTCCAACATTCTGGCTGGGTATAAACCGTGGCCGTGAATCCCACTGCCATGCGAATCATCACGACTTCATATACCCAGATATCTGCCGCAAACGTCACTACTCGGGTCAATCCCTTGGGCATATCGATGGGCATATCAGCCAGCACCGAATCCAAAAATGATTCCAGTTCATCCCGTTCCGTAAACGTTTTCACAGCATGCATTTCGCTCAGTGCTTTAACTACACGGTCGCGAGTTTCAATATCGCCCGGAATCAATTCCCGTTCCTGAAGAAGAATCATCGCAACCTCTTTCCCGGGGAGCCGTCCGAAAACAACCCTGTAACTTCATCACAGAGATAAAGATACTGGCGGTCATTGACCAATGCAGTCGTCCACGTTGCCGCTTGAACGTTTTCGTCTCCCAACAGCGCAGCCCCGGACACCAATCGACTAACATCGTAGCCGGTCAGGGTCACCGACAACTTGTCTGAATCGAACACATGCCGGGTAATATACACTGGCTGATTCTGCCACCCGTTGGCCCCTATACCCTCTGAATGTGTCACGCCTATGAAAGTGCCAATGTCGTGATTCATTCCCAGAAGTGTGGTTTCAAATTCCACTATCCTGGGCGGAACCTTGTTGCGTATTAACCGGCGCGAGGCAACTTCTTCGGCTTGTGCTTGGCTACGGATAAACCAAAATTCCAGTTCGTCTGATGCTTTGGTTTCCCCATAGCTGGCAATGCTAAGAGCATCTTCTACACTTTTTTCAATGCTCTTCCATTCCTTTTGCATGTAGAGGCGTGTGTGGGAAAAGACAATCTTGTTCTCCCATTCGGCCACCGAATCTTTGATAGAAAAATTGCCTTCGGTAATGTCCCGTGCTTGAAGAAATTCTCGTTGCTGTAACGTAGACCCATAGGTATCGTCATACATCGAGATAAAGAATTGTGAGTGAAAGTTGAATCCCGATGAGACATCACCCGAGATGTTAAACTGCTTGATAGCATCTTGCAGTGAGATACGGTCTTCGATGCCACCGAACATTCCGGCTCCAATGTATCCGCCTGCAAACCGAATGGCGGCAATGGCCGAGGCTCGGTCAAATGAATCTTCTTCAATGACGGCGACAGTTGGCGTTACATCCGGCCAATTGGGACTGGCAGTAGCCCATGGCCCAGTTAAGTAATTACCAAACCCGAAGTTAATCATGAAGTGTTTGTATTGCTGGAACACATCGGTAATCAAGCTACCGGTGCCATCCCCTATGGTTTCTACGCCTTGCACGGCACAACTGATGATAGATGTCTCACGGTCGGTGGCATCCACGAATCCTGCGGCTACGTCTGCTGGCGCATGCCCCACCTTTCCATAGATGACCGTGAATCGTTGCCCATTGATATCTTCATACAGATTTGTGCCAATGAGCGAGGTCCAGTTCGCATACCCCGGGACAATCCACGGACCACCCAGGCCAGCACCATTGGTGGCACTGGTCAAGTCACCCACGCCCGTTGTGCCGTTTTCCGTGTAGATAGCGGTAATGGCTTTCACCGCATGTCCTGCAATCAAAAATTTGTGATACATCGTGCCCGAGATGCTGTAACTGCCTACATAGATAGCTGAACACTGACCTCCGCCGGTCGTATTCACGTCAGTGAGGTCACCATAGAGGATAGGCACCCCTAATCCGACCGTGACCAGTGTGCTTTTCTCACCGCCAACGGCAGCTTCCAACACGGTTGCTACATCGGGACTAGCGAACGTAACATCACCGGGCACGGGTGGAGAGTGACCACCCCATCCTTCTCCGATGTAGTCGCCATTGCCGTCATACATAATCCAGCCACGAGTATCGCACAGACCGTAGGTGCCGTTGCTGATGTCACCAAACATGTTACGCGCTGCCGCTTGGTCAGACAGTTGCACATAATCTGGGCATGGAGGAATGGAAATCGACGCATGGGGCGTCGTGTATGTCTTGATACCGGCTCCGGGTGGCACACCCCCATCTTCTTGCGCTTCTTCCGGAGCAGTAGCGAATTCGGTCTTGGCAATCGTGCGCTTGGGAATCTGCTTGGGGTCGCGTCCGAAACCGACAAACAACGCAGCATAGTCTTCGCATTTGAACCGAAACTTCAATTCCGGTAAAGGCTCGTAATCCCGAATGACACCAATTGCTACGGTCCGAGGAATTTCCAGTGCCCGTCGCCCCGCGTCAGAAATCGTGCGAACAATGACTGTCTTGTTGATGATGTATCGGCTGGTTGCCCCAGCCAGTAATCCACGCACCAAACGGTCAGTATCGCTGACAGTAAAATCGAACGTAGACATTTCTGGCTCACCCCGCCTATCGGACAGGGCACGCATGTATTGACCGGACTTCAACAATCGTGGTTGTTTATACCCGCCATAGTAATCGGCAGGGTCAGGGAGGTCAACTTTCGACCATGTGTATTGAGTAATAGACATGATGGTTAATCCGGTAAGAAAGCTTCAACCCACACCAACCCAATGCTGACTAATGCATCGGGGTCAAACTGATATTCGACAGGCGGTGCCACTTCTGCTTCTTGATGGAATGCAATCCAGTAACAATCAACTACAGGCGCGTCATCCAAGTGAATACCGGCACCGGCACCGCCTTGGATTGTGAAATTGCCCCCCGCTGAATCAAGCGCAATAACGGCATTCGTGCGGGTTACCGGACTTGAAATCCAAACGGCACTATTCACTCCGCCAATGTATTCTACTTCATGGAATCGTTTACTAGCTAGTGTAGTATTGCTACCGCGTAGAAACACGGCATACGGATTCATGCCAGGTGTCAGTACTACAGCAGCCGCACTTTGTCCAACGACTTTTCCAACTTGCACTAAACCCAGTAGCGCCGAAGTGAATTTCCATCCCCACCAGAATCGCTGGTCGTCGGCTTCTGTAAATTCAGTATTTGCACCCAACGTAAATCCGTTCGTATCTCGGGAGATAATGCCATCTGAGGTAAGGGCAGTTGTCGTATCCATTCGAGCGGACGTGGTTGCCACAAAATCCGCTGTTTGAATGAAGGCATCACACCCGATACCAGTGACAAACAACAGGTCCAGTTGCACAGGTTCCGAATATCCAAAGGTTTGGACTTGCGTATTGGCAGACGGATGGGCTACGCCTCCATGGTAGAAGACACGTCCGTCTTCCCCATCGCCATCATCTCGGATACACAGTGCAACATAGCGGTTGCCGACTCCGTTGATATCCAGTCCGATACTGAACCCGTCGTCATGGAAATCCGCTAGGCTTTCAAATTCATGCCCTCCGGCTGAAGTCCAACATTTTCGTCCAGGCATGTCGGCCAAACGCCACAGCATGCCCACACTGCCTGCGGCTTGTAAACCAGTGCAGAATAAGACAGCATGTGGATGGAAGCCGACGCCAGTAATATCTCGTTGTTCAGTCCCATCGCCGGTCCACGACATCCACTTGTGCTTGTAACCTCCTGTGGACCGTTCTGATTCACTGTGGGCGTCACCTGCATACAGCACCTGCATGTGGATACCATACAGGTCCGTCACACCGGCCAGCGTGGATTCCAACCCGAACTCCAATGCATTTAATTGTGCAGGAGTGCGGGTGGTGAAGTCACAGTAATATATCCAACCACTTCCACCAGGAAGACCCGTGCTTACACTGGTGTTGGCATCGAACGCGGCACCCCCCACAAGAAATTTAGGTGTGGTGGGAGCCGCACCTCGCGCTATAGCCGTCACCATGACACCGCCGATAGAAGTCATACCCCAATTTGCTGCTGGTTGGTTCCCATGTGTGAAGGTCGTGCGAAGTCCTGAGCTACCTGACACTTGTCTATTATTGAGTGTGCTGTCTACCACTACTTTCGTGGCACGGGACCATAGCCCAGTCCATCCTGCTTCAGACCCCTGTCCACTGGGTAGGATGAGTCCGACTCGAGTTTCTACTGGTAACGTATCAGCTAATGCGACATCGGCATTGGTGGCCGCAACAACAGCAAGGTCGTCAGTGTCGATATCTGCCTGTCCGACAGCCGTTAATCCATCAAAGAATCCTGCACCAGATATGTTGATAGGAGTGCCAAGATTCAAGGTGCGGTTGTGACCGACAGTTGAAGATGTTCCGTTTGGGGCCGTTACCGTTAGGCTGGCCACGATGGTATCGACGGCACCACTACCAACATTCGAGATAACACAGCTGTAATCCAACCGATACCACTTGTCGTAATCGTTGTCGGTAATTGCCACGACAGCCACTGATGTTGCAGCTCCTTGGTCACCATCCCCTGCAAGACTAATCAAACAAGTTAAGGTGCCGTCGGTCTTCAAAACAATCCCGTTTTGGCATCCAGATGAAAAACTCCACAATGCCATATTGACAGTGGGTAACATACAAGCTCGCACATAAAACCGGCAACGAACTTGTCCTTGATTACCTACCTGAATTAAGTCTGCCCCCGCAAACTGCATCCCACCGCCCGAATGTCGCGCGAGATTTTCCAAGGTGCCATTGGTATTGCGTCGCATCTTCAGATAGCCACGACCACTTCGAGCTTTTTGGATGTCGAACATACAAAAGACATTCGACCCTCGGCCAATGCTGTCCATAACCTCCCAGCCGTCAATCACATACTTGACGCCCATTACAGCACCAATCCCCGTGAAACTTCAATCAGGTCAAGTTCAATCGGATTGTAGTCCGTGAACTCCCGATTGGATTTTAAGTAAGTCATGTTAAACCGGGCCATCATGCAGTCGTTTACGTCACCATCCAGTGCAATGAGCATTGGGTGGGCACGACCCCGGCAGGACCGCCACCAGTCGTAAATTTCTGCCGCTCCAGCATTCGTGGTTGTCAGCTGGGCCACGTATCGGCGGATAGACACACCATACGCATACACAGTCTTGACACGGAAATCGGTAATGTGTTCAATTAATGGCTGGTCATCATTTTCTTCGTAGTTCCAACGAATGTTGACCGTCAACAAGCGTTTAGTGGCCCCCAGCCATACTTCACCAATTTGCACGGGCACTGTATTGGCATCGACAATTACCAGACGCCAATATCGGAAGGAACGAGGCGCGATAGCCGTCAAATCCTTGAATGGGTTGATAGGGAAACCATCTGACCGATATGCTGGAATGGTAATGGCTTGGTCCAGTGTGGGCGCACCCCACGCATCAGTCGCGTTGCCTTGAATACGGACATTCAAGCCGGCAGTCAAGTTGTGGTGGATAATCGCCACCACGTCAATAGCTGTCGCACTGCCAAAATCCCAGCGCCATGCGCCGGTAGTGGTAGTCAACTTGGCTGGCTTGGCCGGATTCAAATCTACCAAGTTGGCAGCAGGATACCCAGTATCTTCGGTGCCGGATTGCACCGCCAGAGTCCCACTGGCTGCGATGTTGTCGGTTGGTTTCTGGAACAATAGGTTTGCCATGGTTACACGTCCATCTGCAATGCTTCTTGAAGGTCGGTGCGTGCCCCGAACTGATTCGTGCGGACAGTCTCAACCAGCACAGGCACGATTTCTTGTTGAATCTTGGTGCGGTTCAATGACCCAGCATCTTGGAATACAAGCGTCAACCCGGCACCGCCTGATGACGCTGGTTGCTGCTGAACATCATTATTACTTCCACTTACATTTGACAGTTCAAGGGGTGTGCGTTCCCCCGGTGTATCAGGATATGCGGGGTCATAGACCGGATAAATAGGCTGTGGCATTGAATAGTCTGGCATATCCGGCCAGGTGATATTCGGGTCGGGCAAGCCATTGATGCCTGCCGCTAGCCCATCCAATCGCCCAATGAAATTATCCAAGGAACTAATCATACGTCCCAAAGACTCATTAACTTTATCGAATCCGTCTTTCATGACTTCGGCTTCAGTTGCGGCTTCGTCACCCAACAGCCCAAGTTCTTCGGCCTGCCGAATCATCTCTGCCGTGGTATCGTCCAGCACATACCCATATTCTTCAGATGCATGGCGGGCTTCCGCCAGATATTGGACGAATGGGCGGAGTGCATCTTTATGCGTGCCGCCTGTTTGCTCCATGACAGATTGTGTGCGACGGAACAAGGCAACCATGGAATCTCCGATAGCCGTAAATGCTTCAGAAGTCAATCCCCCTAATTTCGACAGAGCAATCATGCCCTGCGTTGTTGCACTGATGCCATCAAACAATTGCTTGTTCGCGGTATACATGGACCGAAGACCCAACAATGCTTTCATTCCGGCATTGTCAGTTTCAATCCCTAAATCTTTGTATCCCTTGGCCAGTGCGTCGATAGACGGTCCAATGGATTCCATCATCTCGGACCATCCCAAACCAGCATCAATACCGGCGTTGAAGGTCGTTAAGATAATGAGCGACAGATTACCCATCTGTTCGGCAGATGCTTTGGCATGTTCGGCTTGTCGACCGAGAAGGAAATTCAGGTTCTCCATGGCTTCCTGCATTTCCGGTGTTACCACCGTAGATACTTGGTCACCAGAAAACACCGAATCCTTCTTGGCTTCATCAGCCATTTCTTTAAGTTTCTTACGCGCTTCGTCAATCTTATCCCCTAATCCTTCAAAGTCGTAGGTAACGGCCTGCACCGCTGATGTCCACGATGACCCTGCCGTGGTGGCCTGACCGCCAAGAAATGCCATCATCTCCTTGGACTTCGCGCCCATGTCGGCATGCATGGCGACAATTTCGGCCCAGGCTTTGGAAGCCACATGACCGCTCTTTTCCATGTTGGTGACAAAGGCAGCAAAATTCTTATCAAGGAATCCGAGGAAGTCGCTTTCACTCATGACCCCCTTCTTCATCATGTCACCCATGACACGGAAGTCTTTGATAAACGCAGTTGCCAAATCCTCACCCTTCGAAGTGATGAAGTCAGCAAACGTGCCGAAGTTTGCGGAATACATGTCCATGGCTTCTTGACTGGTCAACAGTCCCTGTGCCATGAAGGTAAATGTGTCAGACAGGCGTGCTTTGAATTTCGTCAGATTCTTGTCGGACAGCCCCCCACCCTCTTCAAGAATCTTCCCAAGGCTCATGTGTTCAGCCAACTGGAGGTTGCCACCGTATTTCGACTTGGCTTCTTCCGAGATAGCCTTTCCTAACTCCTCCGACACGTCCACGCCAAAGGACTTAGCGATGCGTTTCATCTCCTGTTCGGCACCAGATTTGCGAATCGCCCCCACAAGAGCACCACCCACAGCCCCGATAGCGATACCCCATGGACCGAATGCCGCGCCCATTTGGGCTCCTGCCATGGCTCCACCCAGGATACGTTTGCTCTTGCTGGACGATTGCGTGGCCTTGTCCATGATGGCGACGCCTTGAGCAACAGCCACAAATCCCGCAATTGCGGCTGCCGCAAAACTCTTGGCGTTAAATTCCCCGCCTTTGAAAGCTTCTCCAAGCGCCAGTTGGGCAGTTTTCATGTCCACCCCGGCTTGAGTGGCCTCCCCCATGAGCCCAGCCATCTTTCCCAACCAGCTCAAAGTGCCTTCACCGGATGTGTCGAACACACCCGCCAAAGTGTTAAGTCCTTCCGCCAATCCATCATACAGTGCCTTGGTTTCTCTCGCCCCCAACTGGATGGTTATGATGGACGTTAATATTTCCTTTTCCATATTCTTGAATGACTGGACAATCAAAGCGTTGGCACCAACGGCAGATGCCAGCCGTTCAAGGTCGGCGCGTTCAGCCACTTCCAGATATTTCTTTTGCATCAATTTCAGCTCAAGAAATTTCTGTGTGGCAATCGCTAGTTCCTTACCGGAGAGGTTCGACAGATGCGTGAATGCTTCGTCCGATTCTTTCTGCATCGCCAAACGCTGTTGCTCCATATTACGGGAGATGCCTTTTAACGCCCGTTCTGAAGCTGTCAACCGGAAATCAGCTAATTCCTTTTCTTTATCTTGTAGTTTGGCAAGCGCGGATTTATGCGCGTCCAAAATAGGCGACATATGCTGTAAGTTCAGTTGATGCAATCGCAATGCCGTATCGGAGTTGGTAATGGCCTGACTCCATTTTTTATAGGAATCAATCATCGCCTTGATACCCGGCGGCTGTTTGGCATACGTCATCGCCAAATCTTCAATAGCGGCGGCATGTTTCTTAAAGAAATCTGGGGAGAAAATTGACCCACCGACACCGGAACCTTCAATGAGATTCTTGCTTGAGGTCGCCATGGCATCGATAAGGCCAAGAAATGGTTCCAACGAATTCTGGCCCTCGTGCATATCGTCCCAGATAGCGCCAAAATTCTCACGGAATTTTTCAAACTGTTCGATACCAATTTTCTTTTCGAACAAGGCGTCCAAATCTTTTTTCAGCCCACTGGGGCCAATCGTATCACGGACACCCTTGTAAACTTCCCACAGCCGGTCCATGGCGTCTTCATTACCGACAATTTCCTTCCGATGAAGTCGGAATGCTGCCGACATGTCCTGCCATGCTTTCTTTCCCTCACCCATTAACTGGAGGTAAGCTTCGTTGACAGGGTCACGTTTGGCAGTTGCAGGTGTGTCAACACCATCATCCCCCAATCCAAGCGGAATGAGGTGCATGGAGTCAGGGTTGATGCCTTTACCGGAACGCCCCATGACGCCCTTCAATGACTCGAATGTGCCTTGAAGAGCTCGTGCCTTCAAATCCACCATACCCATCTGATTGACATAGGTATTCAAGCCACTTGCCGCTCGAGACATGGCATCGTGGAAGCCGCCACTATTTGTGGCAACGTCTTTAAATAGGACGCCAAGCTCAACCAATTCTTTCGGAAGGAAGGCCTTACCCATCTTGACGATGATGCCGCCGATAAGTCCTAATGCCTTTCCAGTGATGCCGATGATTTCCGAGATGATGTAACTGACCGCCGTGTATAGCACATTGAATGCGGCCACCATAGCCGGGGGTAAGACACTGGTGATTTTTTCAAAGACAAAGGATACGGCATTCCAGATGCCTTTCATTGCGCCTTTGATGGTATTCCACAAGGTCATAAATGCTTGACCAAGCTCGGGAATGATATAGGTATCGAACAACGTCACCAGCTGCACCCAACCGAACTGCGCCATCTTTAGTAAGTTGCTCAAGATGGAGAATGCATTACCGATGGTCGTTTTCCACTGTTCCCAGGAGCCCAGGTTATCGCTTAACGATTTGCGGATACCGGCCAACCCCCCGCTCATCCCTTGGAAGTTCGATACCACCCGGTCTAATGCTGGACCCAAGACTTTGAAGAGACCATACATCGCCGCCAAGGGAACAAGAATGTTTCCCAACAAAGACCACAGGAATCCTCCAGCTTTCACAAGAGACGCCCAAATGGTCGCCGTGCCGCTCATGACGTAACCTGCGGCCGTCATACGAGCTGCCATCGTAGGTAATGCCGTCAATAGTTTGCTTATCCATCCGAAGAATCCAGATAGACCCCCAATGGACCCGCCCCACAGCAAGATGAATGATCCCAGCACCGCAATGGCAGGACCAACCGCTGCCACGATGCCGGTCATTATCAGTAGAAGTTTTTTCGTGCTGGGCTCCAACGCATTGAATCGGTCAGCCCATTCTGAAAGCTTTTCACCCATCTTACCCACCCACAGAAATAAATCCGTTAGGATAGGTTTGAAGGAGGCATACAATTTTATCGCAGCAGCCTCTATGCTGTGCAAAGCCTCTTTCCATTTGACGGCCATGGCTTGAGCTTGTTTGGCAGCTACGGCAGCGGCAGACCCTTCCGCGCCTTCTAGGTCGTCCCTGAATTTCTTCATCTGGTCGGACAATCCCAGCAGGTATTGAATCGCAGCACGGGAACGGTCTTGAACCTTTAGGTCCTTCCACATGATGGCTTTACCCTTATCGGTCATCGGCGCTAGTTCCGGTGTTTCAGCCATGACGCCGGTTTTTAGCCAGTCGTTGATTTGACCTTTTGAAAACCCGTCCATGCGTTTCTTAATCATGTCCAGGATATCAGGCACCCCGCGCATTTTTTCATTGGCGTCAAAGACCGAAATCCCGTAATCCTTCCATGCAGCACCAGCTTTCGTGGTTGCAGACTGAAGGTCGCGTAAAACCATGTAGGCTTGTTGACCAGCGGCTTTGCCTCGGATGTTTTGGTCCGCATACACCATCAGCATTGCCACGCCATCTTCCAATGACATGTTCTGCTGTCGCATGGCCGGAGCCATTTTATTCGTCAGTGCGTTCGCGAAATCTTGAATTGTGCCCAGTGCTTTGTTGTTCGCCATGGTTAACACGTCCCCAACTCGGGCCATGGCTTGGGCTTTATCGGTGAATCCCATCAATTTAGGAGTTAAGGCGGCTGTGGCACCTGCCAGGAATTCACCTGCCTTACCCATGTCCATCAATCCGGCCTGTGCAAAGGTGGCAACCGTGCCAATCGCATCCAGGGATTCTTGCGCCGTGAGACCAGCCGATGCAAGGTCATAGTAACCTTGGGCAATATCTTTGGCGGCAAACTTGCTAGACTTGGAAATATCGACAGCCCGTTGTTCCATCAGGGACCGCATCTCACCGGAGACGTTATCCATGATAGCCAACGATTCGGTCATCGACGCATCGAACTCGGACCCAATTTTGTTGACCGCTGTTACAAAGCCAACAATCGGCAGTGTAATACCCGCCGTAATGCGGCTACCTAAGAAAAACAACCGAGAACCGAATCGCTCAATTTGGCGTTCTGCCGAACCAAGCGATGCGGCGAGACCCGACGAATCGCCAATGACGTTAACGAGTAATGTGCCAACAGTCGTAGCCATACGTCAGGTCTCCCTTAACTTACGTCGTGCTTCATCTTTAGCTGCCAAGTCAGGATTCTTCTTCTTTGCATCTTCCCAATTTGCACGAAGGGGTCGTCCTAACACGGATTCAACTGTGATGTGCGTTTTGTAGTTACCCGAGGCATTCATCAGCATAGACACCCAACGAGCTTCACGTTCTTCTCGATGCGAGTCACGCCGATGATATCCATCCAAAAGCGCAAAAAATTCTTGCGGCGTCAGCAGGCGGAATTCCGACGGCCGTAGGGTAAGTTCCCCATAGGCCGTCGGCTCAACTTCGTTAATCCACTCGACCCAACTTGCTATTTTGTTTCGGCGGATTCCGCCTGCGCCGGGGCGTTTGGGTCAGCGGGTTTTTCCTCCGCTGTGTTGTCACCAAACGCACCCTGTTCATTTGCGGCTTCAAATGCAACCGTCAATGCTTGGTCAATGCGGCCACCAGCTTGCACATATTTGCCAAGCAGGGTGCCGACTTTTTCAACGGTGAGCGTGCGGTCCTCGTGTTTCAAACCGGCCCACAGCAATGCGCGTGCTGTCGCGAACACGGCCCGGGTTGCCATCAGTTGGCCGAATCCCATGCCAGTTTCCTGCTCGAAATCAGCGAGTGCATTGATGTCGAATCGAAGGGTGCGTTTCTTCACCACCGTCCCTGGAATGGCGGCTTCAACGGCTTCGAAAAGCGTGAATGGCGTCTTCTCAACAATCATGGGATGCTCACTTTCTCACTGGATGAACGACTTCGATTCTGGAGAGAAACAGCGACTATCCCACTGTCGCGTATTTGAAATCCCGAATCGGGTTACGAACCAACACCAAAGACACGTTTTAAGGCACTTACACGGTCCTTACAGCGATGAACGGGGGCCGGGACGGGTTACCCCGCACCCCCGACCCCCATTCGCTGTAAGCCGTTCCGGGGCACATCGGATTGGCTGACAGATGTTAGGCAATGGCGCGGGTCAGCACACTGGCGCAGCGGAACGTTGCTGAGGCCATGCCAACGACACCAAT